CGCCAATCGCGAGGCGGTGCTGGTGGGCAGTATCTCGAAGGAGTTTGAGCTTGCAGTGGAAGCCCTGTTGTCGCCGCTTCGGTGGAAGCAGTATTGCTGAGGTGACGCATGCTGCGATCTGGAGAAATGGACAGAAAGGCGACGATTCAGACGCCAACCGATTCTGTCAACGAACTGAACGAGCCGACGCTGACGTTTTCCACCTGGAAAACAAGGATGATTGCTCTGCTGCCGCTTTCGGGGAGCGAGCAAGTCAACGCCATGAGCAACGAAGCCAGCGTGACGCACAGAGTGCGGATGCGATATACGGCCGGCCTGGTGCCCAAGATGCGGATCGTGTGTGAGGGACGCACGTTCGAGATCATGTCGGTGCTCGAGCGAGGCCGGCGCATGGAGCATGAGTGCATGGTGAACGAGGTGCTCGACTGATGGCTGACGGCGTTGTCACAAGCGTGCAAGGCGTTGAGCAAGTCCTGCAGGGCTTTCAGATCCTGCCGCGATCCATTCAGCGCAAGTACCTTGGTGCCGCCGTGCGCGAAGCGTCTGCAAACGAGATTCCGGAAATCAAGTCGCTGACGCCAAAAGGGCCGACTGGCAATTTGCGTCGGTCGGTTGGGTTCAAGCTTGAGAAGAAGCGAAAGAACCAGACTGCTGTTGGTGTGCTTGGGTATCGCTCAGTAGCCGGCGGCACAAATCGAGAAAAAGGCTTTCACGCCTGGTGGATTGAAAACGGCGTTGCCACTCGCACCCCGAAGGGCAATGTACTGAGCGTTCCGCTGGCGTTCGCCAAGAAGTACCCGTACTTGATGGGCAAGGTGTCGAGCATCGGCGGCAACGTGCAAAACGTGTTTTTCTACGAGGTCTACGGCTTCGAGGGCACCGGCCGATTCGGCAAGTGGGCTGACTCCAATTTGCCGCAGATCAAGGAGCGGCTTGTCGGCAAGCTGAAAAACAAGCTGGGAGTTGCCATCGCTGAAGCGGAACGAGTGGCCATTCGCCGGGCGACGAGGGCCAAGTAGCCATGCCTGTCACCCACATTGATACTGCCCTGGTGTCGCTGCTGACCGCAGCTACCGGCGTTACGGCATTGGTTGGCACGCGGATATTTGCGGTGCAGGCCCCGCAGGGCAGTGCGTTGCCCGTGCTCGTCTACTCTCGCGACCAGGGCGACCGGGAGTTCGGTACGCACATGACCGGGCACACCGGGCTGATGCGTGCGACGTACACGCTGTCCTGCGTTGGCGAAACGCTTTTGGCGGTGCGAAACCTGACGAAACAAGTCAGGCTCGCCCTACAATACAAGAGCAACGCCGATGTGCGGTTGGTGCGTGTCACGAATGACCAGGACACGCAAGAGCCGCCAAACAACGGCGAGCAGCTGCCGATTTACCGTACTGATCTCACGGTAGAGATCACCTACACCGAGTAACCACGCATGGAGGCGTGATAGCAATGGCGAACGACATCGGCCAGGGAACGACGATTTCTTTCGGTGGCATCCTCACGAACACCAGCAACTCGTCTACCTACAAGGTAAACGGCATCAACTGGGGCGGCATCTCGCGCGCGGTGGTCGATGCGTCGCACATGCTGACCTCTGGCGGCAAGGAGTTCGTGGCCAGCGAAAACTACGATCCTGGCGAGCTGTCGGTTGAAGTCCACTTCGACCCGTCGATCAACCCTATCTCGCCAATGACCAACGCCACGACCGCACAGGTTGTGGCAGTCCGGTTCGCCAACGGCGGCACCACTACTGCCCTGTGGTCTGCCTACGGCTTTCTGTCGCAGTTCGAGGCGGGTGCCCCGAAGGACGACATGATGACCGGCACGGTAACGATCAAGCTGTCTGGCAGCATCTCGACCCCGTGATGACAACAGGAGGCGCGGCCTGTGGCACTTACCCGTGACGAAATCAAGGCCAAGCGTGGCGTGCGCCCGCGTGAGGCCGTCGAGGTTCCCGAGCTTGGCGGCACGCTGTACGTGGCTAAGTTTTCGGCTCGCGACCGCGACCGGTTCGAGGAGATCGTGACCGGCGGCGTGCCGGGCAGGGTCAACCTCCGCAACGTGCGCGCCCAGGTGGTGGTGCTGTTGTGCGTGCGTGAGGACGGCACGCGGCTGTTTGAAGAGGCCGACGCAGAGTGGATCGGCGAACTGGAGAGCGAGGCCGTGCAGCGGATCGTGGACGCAGGCTTTCGGCTCAACGGCCTTGGCACGAACGCTATTGAGGAGGCGGCAAAAAACTAGAGCGGCGACCGGTGATGACGTTCCTCTACCGGCTCGCCTTGAAGTTGGGAATATGGGACGTGGAACGGCTGGCAGACGAAATGCCGGTCGATCAACTCTACGGCTGGCTGGCGTACTACCACCTCGAGCCGTGGGGAGACGAGTACCTCCGCTGGGCACAGAGTCACGCACAGTTCCGCAACGCGCACTTCAAGGGCCCGAGGGCCAAGCCGCACGACTACATGCCCGTGGAAAAGCGACAGCAAACGCCAGAGCAGATGTGGCAGGTTCTTCAGTCGATTCCACTTCCACGGTGACGCGAGATGGCAAACAATTTCGGCCGCGTCAACGTCTCTATCACAGCCAGCACTGGCGGGCTCACTGCCGGGCTGAGCAGGGCAAGCGGCCAGCTGCGTGGCTTTGCGACTGACGCTCGCAAGCAAACAGGCGGGCTGGGCGGATTGTTCAGCGACGCGGCCCGAAATGCTCTTGGGCTTGGCAGGGCCAGTTCGCTGGCGTCCGTCGGCGTGTCTGCGTTGTCGGTGGCGATGAGAAGCCTACTGCTGCCGCTGGGCATCGTGGCGGCAATCGCGGCCCCGTTTGCGGCGTTCGCTGCGGCCGCGACGGCTGCCGAGCAGCTGCACAACCTGTCGCAAGAGACCGGCATTGCGGTTGCTGACCTGCAGGTGATGACGCAGGTGGCCGACGAGTTCGGCGTCAGTCAGCAGCAGATGACCACGGGGCTGCGTCGCACCGCTCGTATGGTTGGCGAACTAGGTCAGGGCACGCCGTCTGCCGTCAAGGCGTTCGGCCAGCTGCGGCTGACGATGCAAGATCTGGCCGGCATGAGCACGGCGGATCAGTTCGCTCTGATTAGCCAGCGTATCGCAGCGTTGCCGCCTGCCATGCAGGCTGCTGCCGCCGTAGACATCTTTGGCCGAAGTGGCCAGAGCATGTTGAACTTCATCCGCGGCGCCGGCGAGGCGTCGGCTGAAGTGAAGCGTCTGCAGCAGGCCCTCGGGGTCACGTTGAGCGACCAGCAGACGGCAGCCATAGAAGGCATGGGCGACGCGATCAAGCGACTTGGCATGCCGATCCAGGGATTCATCAATCAGTTTCTCGCCGAGTTGTCCCCAGCCATCACGGCCGTATCCAATCTCATCGTCGCGTTTTTTGCGGAAAACGCGAAGGGCTGGTCTATGGCCAAGATGTTAGCCGATGGGCTTGTCGTCAGTATCCGCATGGTTGTCGGCGCCATGACGCTGCTGACCGGCATCTTCCAGGTTTTTCAGGCGGCCGGCTCGCAGCTTGGCCAAATGTTCAGCGAGGTGTTTTCTGTCATCCTCGGCGGCGTCGCAAATGTCATGAAGTCAATGGCCCGACTCGCAGAGGCATCTGGCTTTACTGATCTTGCCGATAGCCTGTCTGGCGGTGCCCAGGGTGCTTCGCAAATAGCCCAGGGTGCCGCAGAAATGGGCGACATGTACGGCCAGGCTGCGGCTGACGGCTTTGCCAATGCCATGGAGAACATCGGCAATCCGTTCGGGGCCTTTGATCGCGAGTTTGCCAAGGCTCAGCAGGCCGCACAGGACAGTGCCGCGGCCCGTGCCGGGGCGGATGCCGGTGCCGCCGCCGGCCAAGGTGTGGCCGCCGCAATCGGTGCGTCAACGCAATCGCTGCGTGCCGTTGTGGTCGGCAGTTCGGAGGGGGAGTCTCTGCGGGCGAGCATCGCACGCGGTGCCGACCCGCGGCTTGAGGGCGGCAATGACGCAAAGCGGACGGCCGACAACACCGAGCGTACCGCCGATGGCATTGACGAACTGGTCGCCACGATGGGCGACTCTGGCTTCGGCCAAGTAGAAATCGCGGTGGCGTGATGGCAATCGTAGACGTTCGACAGCTGAGGTCGTTTCGATTCTCGGAAAATCGCTCCGACAAAAATACGATTCAGTATGGCGGCAGCGTCGATCTGCTTGTGGTGTGCGATGCCAAAGACCCGTCCTTTGGCGACATCAAAAACGACACAAACACCTGGCCCAATTTCTTCAATCGCAAGATTCCGCAGGTCGGCGATTCGGAGAACGTCGGTGGTATCGAGCTGAACGTCACGTCGCGTGACTTCCAGTATTACAAGGACAACGATCGCTCCGTTGTGGTGTCAATCAAGTATGACGCCAAACCGGTGGAGCAAGATCCGCCAAATCCCGAGCAGCCAGAGTTCTTCAAGAAGTGGTCGTTTCAAGCCGTGCAGACAACGCAGCCGGCAAGCGAGAGTTTTGACGAGAACGGCAACGATCCAAAGATTCCAGTGAACTCGGCTCAAGATCCTGTCGAGGGTCTTACTGAAGAAGTTGCACTGATTCGAGGCACGTACACCAACTCTCGCGTGGAATCCCCTGATTTCAGCGCGCTATGGCGATACATGAACTTCATCAACAGCCAGCCGTTCTTGGGTGCAGGTAAACGCACGCTCAGAGTTACTGGCATTGGTGCTGACTTTGACGAGAAGAATCAAGTGTGGAGCGTCAGCGTCGAGATGACGTACAAGTCGGACGAGTGGTCCATCCGTTATTACGATGTTGGCTACAACGAGATCGTCAACGGTGAGCGTCGTGCCATTCTCGACAAGAGCGGCAACCCAGTATCAAGGCCAGTGGCGTTGAACGCGGATGGCTCTGCTAAGCCGGTCGGGCAGTTGCCAGACAAAATCACAATATTTCCGTATGCGGAGCGAGATCTTTCCGCGCTTTTTTCAGAGGCTGGAATCTAAGGAGTGACCGATGGCCAATGAGATCACTGTGTCTGTGTCGGTCGCCGTATCCAACGGCAACCACAACGAGACGTTCGCCGCCAGCGGCATTCGCGTTGATCAGGCCACGCAGGGCGCGGCCGGCGGTGTTGTGTCTGTCAGTACGAACGTGCAGACGCTATCGCTAGGCAGCGTGTCTGCTGCTGGATACAGCGGCTTCCGCAATCTCTCAACGGCCACCAGCGGCACAGCCTACGTATCTCTGGGCCATTACGACGGCACGAACCTGCATGAGTTTTGCCAGCTAAAACGTGGCGACGCCGCAGCGTTGCGGCTGGTGCCCACGATTACGCTTGGTGCTAAGGCATACGGCACGCCTACGAAGATCCGCTATGCCGTCTTCGCGGAGTGACTTGTGGCCAGCACGTACGGCTTCAACCTCAATGACGCAAAGCGAATCGCTCGCAGCGTTCGCCTGGTAGAGCGTGACGAGCCGCGGCAGGATCTGGCTGCCCCCCAGTTGGGCGCAGTGTCTCGCGGCGTGAGACTGCTGCTTGCCAAGCACGCAGGCAGCAGCTGGCCCGCGTCATCGTCTGCGGTGGTGACTGTCTACAACGGCGAGCCAGGCAGCCTCACAACCGCGATCACGCTAGTGGCGCACAACCAGTTCCTCGAGATTGCGACTGGGACATCCTGCACCAATCGCTGGGTGGCCTTGGGTCACAACGGATTCGGTTGGTACGCGATTGCGTTTGATAACGAGTTCACCAACACCTGCACAACCGAAGTGGCCGGCTACGATTTTGCGAAACTGCCAGGGTATGACCGCACCAAGATTCAGTTGCTTGGCCACAACAGCGGCGCGACTGCAACCGGCAGCACGGACTGCGTCAGCATCCGTTGGTACGACATCACCACCTGCTCGACCGCCGCATGACGCTCATCACGTTCCAAGACGGCAAGGCTGTCATGCGTGACGGCAAGGTCGGCACGGAGGCGGCTTGCTTGTGCGAGGACGCCTGCAAATATTACGGCGCGTGTGCCACGTACGAGTGGCAGATCGAAACGCTGATTGTCCCGAGCGATGGTTCGTATCACACATACAGCGGCAGCGCTACGATTCGTTGTTTTCGTAACAGCTGCACAGAACTACCAACGCAGTTGATGATTTGCGGGCAGATTACAGAGTCCAACGATCTCGGCATCCCGCCACTCGCACCAGAAACAAACTACGAAAACTATCCACCCAACTTCCCGCCTTTCAACGAAGGTATGTGGTCGTTCCCGTTGAATAATCCAGGCCCAGACGCAGCTGACGGCAAAATATTTTTTGGTTTTGCAACGCCTCAATATCTAAATGGTGCTCCAGAGTTTGCTTGTTGCGACACTTTTTTTGCAATCGCGCCACCTGGATACACGTACGAGCCTGGGACAGAAGACCCAGTTCCACGCAATGGTGGTATCAACGGGACGTATGAACCGGTTCCAAACAGCGATCCGCCGACTGTTGAGTACACGGGCTCTGTCCTGATGTACTTGGATCTTGATACTCACGAACCTGTGTATCAAACTCACGTCGTGCTTCGCGTGACGTTGACTCGCACCTACTTCAGAATACTGACTCTTGAAGATTGCGAGTGCGCGAATCCCCTCCCATGATCCGCTGTCACCTACGACACCTTGAAGCCCGTTGCCGTGAGCGTGGCTACACGCTCAATCAGGTGCGGCCGTGCATCGTCGCGGAGGACGGCGGCCGGATCACGGTGGACGAGACGCATCCTGCATATCCGCGGGCAAAACCCGGCCTGGGAGACATGGTTGCTGCCGGACTGTCTGCCGTTGGCATCACGAAAGAGCGTGTGTCGGCAGCCCTCGGCGTGAAGGACTGCGGCTGCACAAAGCGACAGGAAGCCCTCAACGCCATCGGGCGAAAACTCGGCATCGGTTGACGCCCCCGCTACCGTGGCACGCGAAAGGACTCTAGC